TCGCGGCTGCGGTTGCGCCGCTGCCTGGTGAAACGGTGTGGGAATGGCAGTTGCGGGTGGAAGCCTTGTTTGGGGATGTGACTGCGGCCGCTGATGCGCTGATTGATGATGGTGTCGGTGCGGCTGGTGTGTTCGGTGCGAGTGTGGCGGTGAAAGCCGCAGCGGCTGCTGCGGATAACACCCGCGCGGAGGTGGCGGCTGCTCGTGGCACTCAGAACGCGCTAGAACGGCCTGTGCCGCCCGTAACCGGTGCGACCCTTGCTGCGGCACCGGTGCGGGAGTTGGCTGCGGAAATGGCTGCTGTGCGCGCCCAACTGAAACGTAGTGTCGCGACGCAGTGGCGTCAGATTGTGGCGGAAGCTGTGGTGGGGGTGCGGGACGGTTCCCGTAGTTTGCATGCCGCGGTGTGGGAAGGGGTCGATACGGCTCAGCGGCGCGGTCTGACGGCGTTTCGTGACCGGCGGGGCCGTAAGTACCAACCGGAAACGTATGTGGACATGGCGACGCGTACCGCGGTGGTACGCGCGCGGGTTGCGGGTGTGGTGCAAGGGGTGCAAGACGCGGGCGAGAAATTTGTGCAGGTGTCGGAGTCACCGGATGAATGTCCGCTGTGTTCCCGATGGGAAGGCAAGATTTTGGTGGTGGCTGGGGATGTGTCACCGCCAGCGGTCGGGTCGCTGGCTGAGGCGCGCGGTGCGGGGCTGTTTCACCCGCGGTGTACGCATATGGTGCGGCCGTTCCTGCCGGGTGTGTCCAGTAAACCGCCGGCACCGACACCGAATCCGGAAGGGTACGCCGAAACGCAACGGCAGCGACTGTTGGAACGGCGAATCAGGCAACGGAAACGTGAGCTGGCGGTCGCGAAAGTAGGCGCGCCGGCGGAGGGGGTAGCGCGCGCGCAAGCGAACCTAACGCGGGCTTACCAGGCACACCGGTCATTCCTTGCTGCTACGGGTCGGATAGCGCGCCGCGGAGCAACGCGAACCACCCCGTAGCGAACCGGCCATCTAGAGGGCGTAAGACCCGTTTTTTTACGTTTCGGAGAGCACTCATGGACGAAGTGACGTCAACCCCAGCAGAAACCCCCGCAGAAGCCCCTGTAACGGGCTCTGAGGCCGTAGAGGCCCCACAGTCGACCCAGGGCACCCCTGAGGCGTCTGACGCTGCTGACAGCGTTACAGAGCCTCGTACGTTTACGCAAGCGGAAGTGGATGCCATCGTCGGTAAAGCCCGCGCGCAAGCCGCTCGCGCCGCAGCGAAAAACCATGACGACCAAACCAGCCACATCAGCGAAGCGAACGACCGGATTGCTGCCCTGGAAGCGCAACTATTGACCGCAACCACCGAACTTACCGACACGCGAGTAGACGCCGCTATCAGCGCTGCCGCTACCGCTGCTGGTGTTGCTGCTGACCGGATGGCTTTGTTTACGAAACTGGTCAACCGGGACGCGCTGATTGTCGACGGTGCGGTGCAAGCCGAGAAAGCCGCCGATGAAGTTGCTGCGGTGTTAGCAGACGCGCCAGAGTTCGCGACCGGTGGCAGCCGCCAAAACGTCGGCGCGGCCCCCACCCCCGCAGCGGAAGAGTCAACCGGCGCTAGCGACTTCGCGGCCGCGTTAGCGAAACAACTGCGCGGCTGACCGGTCAACCGGCCATCTGCGGCAAACCGGCCATCTGTTAGGCAACGGACTTTTTACCCGAAAGTGCGGCGGCGACACAGCGACGCCCGTAAAGAAACCGCTGGGACAACCTATCGATTCTTTACAGATGAAAGAGACACATAATCATGACCGCATTTTCCGGTTTGGAGGCCGTGAAGGCCCTCAACGGAGCCGACGAAGTTTCGACTTCTGTCGTGGACTCCTTCCGTAAGCAGAGCACCCTGCTCGACCGTTTGCCGTACCACGCCATGGCCGGACGTTCCGGTGGCGCTGCCTGGACCTACACCTACCGTCGCAACATCACTCAGCCGACCGCTGCGTACCGTGCGATTGGTGAGGCGTACACCCCCAGCGTTGCTGAAACTGTCCCCGTGACTGTTGCCCTGAGTGTTCTGGGTGGCTCGGTGCAGTTTGACCGCGCTATCGCCAACCTGGGTAACGCTCAGGAACTTTCGTTCCAGGTGGAGCAGAAAGTTAAGGGCGCCCGCGCGCTGTTGCATCAGAGCATGATTCTCGGCGACTCCAGCGACCCGCTAGAGTTCGACGGGCTGAGCAAGATCCTGGCTGACGACAACCGTGAGGTCGACGCCTCATCGGCTGGCGACGCGTGGGACCTGCGCAACATCACCACCGCTGCTGAAGCCAACACCGCTATCGCGAAGTTGGAAGAACTTGTCGGTGAACTTGATGACCAGGACGGCGCTTTCATTCTGGTGAACTCCAAGACCAAAGCCAAGATCAACCACTTGGCGCGCGTTGCCGGATACGCCCTGACTGAAACCCTCGACGGGTTCGGCCGCACCGTGTCTACCTTCAACGGTCTGCCCATCCTCGACCCGGGCGCACGCGCCGGTTCGAACACCCCCATTATCGCGAACGACACTGACGCCGAAGGTGACATTGCCTCCGACATCTACGTGGTGCGCGCGGGGCTGGACGGCTTCCACGGCGTTATCCGTGGCGGCGGGCTACCGATGGCCAAGGTGTACCTCCCCGACTTTGAGGCCACCCCCGGCCCACTGGCCACTGCTGAGGTGGAGGTCATCGCCGGTGTTGCCATGCAATCCACCACTGCGGGCGTCGTTGCCCGCGGCGTCAAGGTTGGCTAAATCCCACCCCCAACCGTGACCGGTGCGCGGTGGGAGGACCTAGCGATCCTGGGTCTTCCCACCGCCACCCTCCCCCCACAGTCTGAGCAGGGGCTATCCCGCTCTCAGATAGCCCCTGCTCTACCTCTTTCAGGGAAGGACTTCCATGCCGCTACCAGTCACCATTACCCCAGCGGACGTGCAAGCCGCTTTCCCGCTGTTCGCGAACCTGCCAGCCAGTGACATTACGGCCGCGGTCGATACCGCTGCGGCGATGCTCACCGGCGCGCTGTGCCGGCCCACCACAGCCGCGGACCATGACGCGCTGATTGTCGCTTTAACCGCGCAAACCGGTCATGTGCTCAACCATGGCGGTCTGCTGGAATACACGCCAGGAACCGTTATCAAACTCGCTGGGGCGGAACTTCTCGCACCCGCGCGTATCGCCCCGCTGGCGTTAACTGCGTTACAGCACGCCAGCCTGCTCACTCCGGTGGTCCGATGATTCCCGCGAACCTGCTGCGGCATACCGCAGTTATTGAACGGCGCGCCGTCACCGGCGCGGGTACCGTCTACACCGCGCTTGACCCGCAACGGTGCCTAGCGAACGGTATTGACACGTTCCGGCATGGGCTTCCCGCGAGCGAGCAGCCTTCCTGGACCGTCGTGTTCCTCGACGGCGCAGACGTCACCCCCGGCGATAAAATCACTGTCACCACCAGCCAGGACGTCACCGTGACCGGCACGGTCGTGTCCATTAAACGTCCCATCGATTCGATGGGTATTCACATTTCGCATCTTGAGGTGGCGGTGGCATGAAAACGGTTAGCAGGATGGCGCAGGTGGTTCGTGACATTACCCGCGCGGCAGGCGACGCAGAGAAAGCCGCCGCGGAAGAACTTCTCACTATCGCTAACCGGCGAGTTCCGCATGACACCGGCATGCTGCAAGCGTCAGGTCGGGTTATCCAAGACGATACGACCACCGCGGTGCTGTACCACGCGCCGTACGCGCATCGGCAGCATGAAGATGTCACGCTACGCCACAAAACGGGACGGGAAGCCCGATGGTTGGCGCGCGCTGCGCAACGCAACAGCGACCATCTGCAACGGGTAGCCGCTCACGTTATGAGGGCCCGCATATGAACGGTTTAGCTGAATCTGTCGCCTATCACCTGTCGGTGGCTGGCCTTGGGTCGTACACGCCTACCGCGACAACGGGCGACGTGTATGTGGACCATCTTCCGGCTGGACCTGACGCCGTAATCGCGGTGCTCACGTTGGATGGCTTCATGTTGCATGCAGAAAATGCGGCCCTGGTGAACGTGCAAGTACGGTGCCGTGCCGGTGCTGGTGAACATGTCGCGGCGCGTACCCGCATAGAAGAGATCGCGGCACATTTCCGGCAAACCGGCTGGCAAGCCGGCTCCCCGCGGGTCGACCTGGCAGCAGGAACACCCGCGCAAGCGTCGGTGACCTACATCAAAACGGGTGTCCCCGCCCCCATGGGCATTGACGATGACGGTCGCCCCGAATGGGTGGTCACGCTCTCGATACGTCTAGCCGCGTAACGGCCATCTTTATGTCAGATAACTCGTTCTATTTGTGGAGGCAACCGTGCCCGACAACACTGTACTCGCGAGCGATTTCGCCGTAGAGGTAGAAACCGCTCCCGAGACCTGGACTTTGATTTCGGGGCTCACCTCCATTCAGGTGAACTCCGAAGCGACGCCGGTCGATACCGGCAACTTCGACAGCCCCGGCTGGAAGCGTTCCCGCGTCGTGTCGCGGGGTTTGACGCTCACCTTGGAAGGCCAAGGCCAGTATGACGATACCGGTGTGCAAGACGAAGGGCAGTCATTCGTCAACGCTTTGGGGCGCGCCCTCGGACGTGCGGCGGTAGGTAACTTTCGGGTTGCGCAGCCTGGTGGACTCACTCACTTCTATGTCACTGCGACCGCTTCGGTCACTGAGTTCGGTGGCAGTTTCGAAGACGTGTCCACCTGGTCGTGTGAGCTCACTGTCGTAGACCCGCCGGCCATTCAGTAACCGCTACCCCCTGAAAGAGAGCATCAGATGGCAACGATTGACTTCGATAAATGGTC